ATACTATAATGGCACTGAACTCGTACCAGCCAGGTGACCTCATAATCAATGATATGAGTATTGCTGGAAAGAAGATCAACTCCGGCTTTATATCCGGCTCAGTGTACGAGAGCATATTCACTCCCTGCGTAGTCGCCGAGCTCACGTTTCGCGACACGGACGACGCGCTGTTCGGAGGACTAAACCTCTCGGGCGGTGAGCCGTTCAACATGACATTCCAAGCTCCAGGCGGCAGTAAAGTGGCGTATAAGTTTCTCGTGAACAAGCCTCACAGCCTTGAGCCGTCGGCCGCGTATAAGTCGAGGACACTCACGCTGGTCTGCACTTCTGAAGAGGCGTTCTACGCCGCCGGTGGCGTAGATGTAAACGGCTACGTTCAGAAGAGCTACAAGGGTAAGCTCATATCAGATGACGTACGCGACGTGCTTAAGAGCTATCTCAAGACGTCTAAGAGCATAAACATAGAGCCTACCAAGGGCCCACAAGACATCATAGCTCAGAACGAGAAGGTGTGGTACTTCATTGATAGAATACGCAGGAGGGCTGTCTCGGCAAAAGACCAGTCGTCTACCTACGTGTTCTTTGAGAACCAGAACGGCTTTAACTTTGTCACGGTTGAGAGTCTATTTCGCGGATCGGTCGCTAAGAGCTTCATGCAGGACAACACGGTCGGCAACGACATCTCTCGGCTTACCGACAACAACATCATCGGGTATGAGCTCACTCACATGTTCAATGCGATAGACCGCATCGACCGCGGAACTATGGCCTCTCGATTCTCCACCTTTAACTTTCAGACCAACGAGTACCAAAAGCAAGTAGTGCAGAATCCTGATAAGTCAGACACTTCTGGCGGCTCACGCTCTTGGAACTCGTCGTCTTTCTCTCAAAAGTTTGGCAAGTATCCTGGAAGAAACTCGTTCATACCCTACGACAACAGGCTAGCAATAACAAACATTCCCGAGTCTACTCCTAATCAGCTCGCGTATACAGGTGAGCTGATGCAGAACATGATCAGACTCAGAGTATTTGGCGACACTAAGCTTAAGGCAGGCGACCTCATTGAGGCAAAGATACAGCAGCAGAGCTCCCTCACCGGCAATAGAAAGCAGGACACGGACATATCTGGAAAAATGGTCGTTGCCTCTCTCAGACATATGATAAATCCAGAAGGGCAGCGACCTCGCTACACGTGCGTTCTGGAATGCCTGAAAGGTAAACCGAAGTAATGCTTGATAGATCTGGAGACTATTCGGGAAGCAGGTGGCGAGGTCGTGTCGTAAGCGTCATGGACCCGTTTAAGCAGGGTCGCATACAGGTACGCGTCTTCGGCATTCACGACAATGAATCACTAATACCCGATTCTGATCTGAGATGGGCTACCGCGAGCCTACCGATCAACTCTGGCGCATCTTATAGAGGAGTTGGAGCCTCACCCGTTGGCGTCATTCCTGGCACCGTCGTCGATGGGTATTTCGGAGATGCTGATAGAACTATTCTAATAGCAACTGGAATTTTGCCGTCTGCGGGTAGAACAAGAACCGGTGAAATAGTAGATGGATCTTACGCCCTAGATCAGTCATATAACGATGTAGCAAACTCCGCTCGTGGTATTGATCTAAACGCGGCTCTGGGTCTTAAAAATCTACCAGCGCTATCACAAGTTGGGGCCGTATTTCCGGCAATTTCTGCTGGACTTGGACCTCTCACAGATCACACTACACCCGCTCTTCAACTAATGAGTGAAGTAGATCCGCTTAATATGTCCGGATCTATGGCCAACTCTGTAAATGGATTTAGTAAAAGTTACGCCATAAATTCTCTGTCTGATCTCGCCGACGTTTATCCAGGCGGAATTACTGGAATAACTCAAACTCTAATACTTCTACAGACCGGCGCTTTTTCTATAACTTCGCTCCCGCTAGCTCTACAGGCAATAGTAGGATCTTATCCGGGTGGTCTATCATCTCTAATATCTCTCACCACGATACTCTCTTCTGTTTTATCTGTCTCAATGCTCGGGTCTTCCTCTCAGCTCATCTCTCAGGCTATAAGCGTTGGATCAAATCTAAGCGGTTCACTTCCCGCAGTTTTAGAGCAGACTGTGGCTTCTCTAGTCATGGCAAGTAAGAGGAGAGAATTTGCGCTAGAAGCCGCAGTTCCAGTTTCTCCAGAACTACCGGATACTCCCTCAACTACTAGCTCTACTGCCTCAGTAGCTTCCGGAAATTCTAAGAGCAGAGATCCCTACGCAAATTTGCCATCGGTCGAACTTCCTCCTCCAGTAACATCCGCAGATTATCTAAACACTCTAATAGATAAACCGCAAGAAAACGCCGCAGTTACTACCGGAGATGTGCTGAGAATAGCTCCCGCAGAGCCTGCGCCAGTAGCTACTTCTTCTGAGATAGTAGAAACTGGAGCAAGTCTTGAGAATCAAAATATCATGGATCAGATAAAGCAGCAGGATCTAGAGAATAGAACCGCTCAAGACGCCGAGCAGCAGCGCGCAATTGTACAAGTACTACAGCAGTATTAAACCATGAGCATAACAAATCAACAGTACTATTCATCTGGAGCTATGGCTGGCGAGTTAAGTCCAGATACAGAAACCCTTGAAAAATCATCTGACGCCAACACGCGGCTGCCGCCTTCGACCGCCGCGCCTGAGTATCCATATAACAACGCGATGGTTACACGCGCCGGTCATGAGATGCACTGGGACGACACTCCGGGACGCGAGCGAATTAGAATGGCTCACAGAGCCGGTACGTACTTTGAGATCTCCGAAGACGGTCGCAAGGTCGAGCTAGTATCGGGGAACGATTACAAGTACACAAAGGGCGGACTGACTCTCACCGTTGATAAAAATGGTGATATAAAGATAGGCGGCAATATTAGACTTGTTGTAGGAGGAGACGCTCATATCGAGATAAAGGGAAGCGCCACTGCAGCAGTCGGCGGAGATTTAACCGTGGCTGCTAATAAGAATGCAGAAATACATGCCGGCGGCGACGCGACTGTAACATCAGGTAAAGACATAACGGCGACGGCCGGACATAACATGTATACCTCAGTAGGTGGAAATATGACTGCCGTCGTCAACGGCGATATGACATCTCTTATAAACGGTAACTCGGATGAGCTGGTCTATGGCAATAAGAATGTTCAGGTAAGCGGTAGCTACAATATAACTGCTGCTTCAGTATCGATATTGGCTAACAGTAGTCTTAACATGTCTGGCGACGTCGTTTCGACCCACGCGGCTTCTATGAATAAGTGGGATGTGTATGGATCCGGATATGTCTATAAGTACACCTCCGGGTCTTATTCCATTAAGACTTATACCAATGGAGTACCAAGTACTTCATCATCTCCGAGTCCTCCTCAGGTACCCACTTCATAATAAATAGCGAACTATGGCGAGAATAGACTACTACACTCAGACAACAATCAATCCAGAGTACTTCTCGGACTTTCTCTCGTCATTTGACAAGAGCCCGCTGTCCAACGACCTAGCGCGTCTCGTTGATGCAGGAGCAGTAAAGCAGTCCGTGAGGAATCTAATATTGACAAACCTCGGAGAGAGGTTATTCCAGCCAAACATAGGAAGCACGGTCTATCGGTCGCTATTCGAGCCGTTCTCGGGATTTACCGCAGACGACATCAAGCAGGCGATACTAAATACATTAAAGCAGAACGAGAAACGCGTGGACTCGAGCAATATAAACGTACATGTGATAAGCAACGATGATCAGAATGCATTCACGGTAAATGTGCTGTTCTTTATCATTAATAATCCCGCGCCTATTTCTATACAGCTGGTTCTTCAGAGAGTAAGGTAATGGCGACAACTAACAACTCAATCAGTCTGGCGTCGCTGGACTTCGACACGCTCAAGAGCAATCTCAAGGGATTCTTAACTTCTCAGACGGCGTTTAAGGACTACGACTACGAGGGTTCGAACATGAACGTCCTTCTCGACGTTCTATCCTACAACTCGTACCTCAACGCCTTCTACCTCAACATGGCGGTATCTGAGGCATTCCTCGACTCCGCGCAGCTTCGCTCGTCCGTATCATCTCACGCCAAGGACTTGAACTACACCCCTCGGTCTTACAGGTCGTCTGAGGCGATGGTGAACTTCTTAGTTCCTACCTCAAACGCCGTGACTCTTACGATACCAAAGGGAACTTCATTTACCGGTAAGAACATAAACGGTAACTACACGTTTACGACAGACAAGACAGTCATACTTACGTCTGGCAATAATACTTTCTCGGCAAACCTAGCTGTCTATGAGGGTTCGTACTCGCAGGACGCGTTTGTTATCGATTACACGAATGAGACTCAGAGATTCACCCTCGCCAACTCTAATATCGATACAAACAGCTTAGTTGTCGTGATCTCAGAAAACGATGGACAGACAGTAAGCGAGTTTCTACCCGCGTCAAATCTATACGGACTAAACGCCAACTCAAACGTGTACTTTCTCCAGACAGATATCGATGGTAGATATCAGATAGTTTTTGGCGACGACGTACTTGGTAGAAAGCCACTAAATGGAGCTGTGGCGACTGCCGAGTACAGAACGTGCTCGGGCTCAGACGCGAATGGCATCGATACGTTCGCGGTAGAGGTAGACCTCGGCGCAATAAACAGCACTCGAGTCCTATCCGGCGTGACGACAACTACTATAAGCGCTTCTACTTCTGGCGCAAATGCCGAGAGCGTTGAGTCTATTAGATACAACGCCCCTCGCCACTACCAGACTCAAGAGCGAGCAGTAACTACTCAAGACTACATAGACCTGATCAAGGCAAATTTTCCAGATATTGAGAGTGTGAATGCGTATGGCGGTGAGACTCTATCTGGTATTGGCTCTGTTGAGTATGGTAAGGTCTACGTATCGTGCTCCACCTATTCTGGCAATCCTCTCTCTACGACCAGAAAGAATGAAGTTGCGGCCTTTCTCCGACCAAGAGCTGCACTTGGAATATCTCCGCTACTAGTAGACCCCGACTACACGTATATAACTCTTCTCTCAAAAGTTCACGTCGACTTTAATCAGACCGGTCTAACGCCGACGCAGATGCATACCCTCATCATCGATACGATATCTGCCTTCAACACGAATAATCTGCAGGTGTTCGGAGCAGATTTTAGAACATCTGTACTCATGACGGCCATAGACAACGCAGACATCAGCGTTATAAGTAACGAGACGTCTCCGTTCATGTACAAGAAATTCACTGGGTTCTCGGCCTCGACTCCTCTGGCGCTTACCGTCGACTTTCACGGAAACTCGATTAAACCAGGTTCTGTCATCAGTAATCAGTTCAGCTCGAGCGGGCAGAACTACGTCTTCACTGACTTCATACCCGGTGTAAATAACTCGTCTGGATCTCTATTCAAGCTCCAGAAGACGACAACTTCGACGACTCTCAACTACAGCGCTGTTGGAAAAATAGACTACACAAACGGTCTCATTACTATCGGTAAGACTCAGTTCGACTACACACCCGCAGGCGGGCTGAGAATATTCGCATCACCTGTAAACCAAGACATATACAGCACTCGTAATAACATCATAGAGATAGACACCGGGTCAGGCCTATCTGTCTCGATCGTAAGCGGATAATGATAGAAAAATATATCTCTCCGTTTATACAGTCGCAGTTTCCCGTATTCTATAAAGAGTACGGGCCAAACTTTATAGCGTTCGTTCGCGCGTACTACGAGTGGATGGAGTCGACTGGAGGTCCTCTCGGCTACTCGCGTCTCATGTACTCCTACGCTGATATAGACAACACTCTCGATACTTTTATTCAGCACTTCAAGAACAAGTACATGCTCTCAATTCCAGAGAGCGTTGTCGTTGATAAGAGACTGCTGACAAAGCATATCCTTGACCTTTATAAGTCAAAGGGATCTCTTCGCGCATATGAGCTCCTCTTCAGAATACTCTTTAACGAGGACATACAAGTATATGTACCTGGTAATGACGTATTCAAGCTCTCCGACAACCAGTATATAATACCAAAGTACATAGAAGTAACCGACAACAAGTATCTGAACTATCTAGTTGGTAGAACTATAGTAGACAGTACGAACTCAGCCACTGCGATAGTAGAGAACTACTCGACGAAGGTAGTGAATAATAGAACTATCAACGTCCTGACTCTATCGTCGGTCTTTGGAGACTTCAACTATGGTCAGAGAATATTCTGCAGCGACCTGTACGTAGACTCAGCTGGGAATACGATAGGGACATATGAGTACAATAAGCTTACACCGACTCAGCAGAGCAGCTATGGCCTGGCGCTGACGACGAACACGGCGCCATTTATAATTGGTTCTCTATCATCTATAGGTATCGAGAACGGAGGCTCGGGCTTCAACATCGGAGAGCTGCTAGGCGTGTCTGGAGACGGACTTGGTGGTATAGCTCGAGTGTCGTCCGTGAGAAATGAGAGCGGTAAAGTTTCATTCACGCTGCTCGATGGTGGATCTGGATATTCACTCAACGCGGTAGTCCAAGTAGTAGGCGGTGGTGGAAGCGGAGCAACTTTCAAAGTTGGTGGACTCGCCGACAAGGAAGTATTCCGTATTAATACCGATCTCATTCAAGACTCATACAACACTCAGCTCGAGACGACAGGGGCCGGCTGCAATCTCGCGATAACCGGAGTGTCAGGCACATTCCATCTCGGCGATAATGTTTACTCTGCGTCCGGCACAAACACTAGGCCTGTCGATGTTATTCTGACGATCGACAGGAATATGGCAAACGGCGAGAGCCTTTCGAACTCTTCTCTCGGAATATCGAGTGTCGTCGCTTACAGAGTGGACGGCAACATGCTCCACATATCAGGTTCTGGCATAACGAACGCCAACCTTCAGCCCGGCACAATCTTGGCGAGCAACACTTCAAACACGATAGTGACCGTCAGCAGTCTATATCCTGTCCAGAACACGTATGGAAATGGTACGGTCTCGTTCGTGAACTCGAGTATTATAACTATAACTGGAGACTTCGGATATTTCGTTCCGAGTTATGGAATAGTGAGCGCGAATGGAGGTGCGACGGCTACTGTAACCGCAATAACTAGAAACACCGACTGGACTCAGTTTCCGGCATCAACTCTTAATAAGAAGAACCTAGACCAGCAGATAGGTCTATCACTCACGACCTATGACTTGGAAGTTGGGACGATAACTTACCTGAGTGAGATAAATCCGGGAAATGGGTACTCCAGCAATCCCACAGTCTCTATAACGGAACAGAAAATCTTTGATCTGCAGATACAGAGTAAGTCGGGCTTTAAGGGAGGCAACGCCATAGTAGCGGCGCAGGCAGGAACGGCGACAGGAGTAGTTACGACGGTAGACATATATGACTCGGGTTTCGGATATATTCCAGACACGTATGTAACTCTCTCTTCCTCAAATACGCAGAACCAGACCGTCGTGTCAGGTAGAACAGTGGTAAATACTCAGGGAAGCGGGAGCGGCTACTTCAAGAACAGGAGCGGCTTTCTCAGCGATACTCAACATATTATAGACAGCATGTACTGGCAGTCGCTCTCCTACGACATCATCGCTTCGAGAATGATGAGCACGTATGAGACCTTTGTCAGAGACCTAGTACATCCCGCCGGCATCGCTCTGTATGGTACATTTAGAGTACTATCAGAGGTGCAGAACGAGCCGGCATCTGCTCAGAGCTTCTCACTGGCGGCTTCATAAATAAAGTTAAAATGAGTCAATAGATGGCAGTCTTAACAGTTAATCAGATCATCGACAATATCGACAGCTTCATAGCTAATATCAAGAAGCTGAGTAAGTCGTACTACATGTTTGTCGGTCATCCCAGTGTCTGGCCGGACGACGCCCATCCTCCGGCAGCCAACGTATCTGTTGAGCAGGCCGAGCTCTCAATCTATAGAGACATGGTTTATGGCAAGCTCATAGCCAACACAGACGTCTCGTACATGATACCATATATTCCATGGACGAGCAATACGGTATACACTCAGTACTCACAGTATGATGG